ATAACATCAGGTATGGGCGTAGCCCGACCGTTCTCCATAACGCGCCACTTTTTAGCGACGCGTGAAACAGAACGTCCGAACATTAACTTCACTTCCATATCCTTCTTAAATTGGCGACTACGGTAGCGTTCCTCGGAGGGACGGAGCGCACCAAAGGGAGCAAAAGTCTTAAGGTAATCAACAATAGCTGATTCCTTGTCTTCATTAGCCTCGTCGAAAACGAAAGAGTTAACGGCCGAAAGAGGGTCCAACCCCTTCGTGAACCGTTCGTAACCTTCACCCAGCCTACGGCAGACGACGACAATGGGAGATAGATCCGAATATTTTAGCTCATCGGGATATGGTTTCCCATCAGCACCAAGTTGTTTCCTCTTAGAGAAAGAGGGGACGGGAGTATCATACAATTTCCGAACATTATCTGTCTCAACCTTTACGTCGAACTTCGCGGATGCGAAGGCACGGCGCATAGGATCAATAGCTACGTCAAAAATCATACGTTTTTTGGTTTCATAATCAGGTTGCCACCAATCGGACTCCTTGAATAGGAGGCCGGCAGGCGTGCCCGGTCCGGGGATCGGGACATTTTCACCAAGTTCCACTTTCTTTAGAAGTAAGCGGACTGATTCGACTAAAGGTCCGGACAAGCTGGAAAAAAGATTGCAAGTTAGGATACGCAGAGCCTCGGTATGTTTCTTCACCGGGGTTAACGAAACCAAACTCGCAAGTTTAAAACTACTTGTTTTATACCGGTTCGTTAGATCGAGCAACAAAACTAGCAAGAAACCTGGATACTTCCGGGTAATATCGAGGAGCCCCCAAGGTAAGGGGGTTAAGATGATTCCATTTTTTACAAGCATCTTCGCGAATTCGGCAGAGCCGTTTCCGATGATGGACTTTTGCCTTGAAATCCCCATTTGGAGGGAACCAGTGACACGGAATTCGTACTGTTTCGCAACAGCCTCGTCCCATATAACTATATCATCACCTAAAATAGCGTAATCCAAGAATGGAAGGTGCCTCCCACATTCGACAGCACATTGCTGTACAATCAAATGATGAGGGAGAGCAAGCCCACCTGCGAAGCATGAGAGGGAACCCATAGGGGTTCCCACGGCATATCTAAGCGCCTTGACCCTTTCAACAGTTTTCCCAAGTTTCCGATCCATCACTTTCTTAGTACACTTGAATGACCGATTAGTTAAAAGGTCGAGCCAATCCCGGCAAAGATCTTCACCCAGGAGGGGTGAGCATGCAGTGAAAGCAACCTCGCGTGGTAGGCGATCCGTCGCCGCCTTGAGGTCAAAACTGTACATACGCTTACCCAGGAGCGATGCCCGCATAATAGCGGAGCGCCCCTCATCCTGATTAAGGGTGTAATCGGTGCTTATAAGTTTCAAGCACCTCATAAAGTAATTGTGGATCGGGCGTAGTACTGCTTGGGACCAGGCGTCAAGGACTGCTACAACACGAGTCTTACCGGCTTTGTCAGAAAGGAACGAAAGTTTCGAATGGACAGAATCAATTCGTCCCTTGTCGGCCACCATACCGGGAAAAGATGTACCCCAACGGGTCACAAGGGGGATAAGCCCAACGGCCTTACCCAGACGTTCCCATACCGGAAAAAGAACCGGATCGGAGGTTAAAGCTCTGGCGTCGTGTTGCCACATTGCAAAAGCAGGAGAACCATTAGGCCCACCTTTAGAAGATATAAACCATAAGCGGTTTATGTCCAGTCCCTTCCCGGGTTTATCCGGGGAGAAAGTAGGAAGTTTAAAGACTTTAGAGATATCCAACCGGAGGAAGGATAAGTCCAATGGCCTAGCGATCTCAGTAGTTATTGTAGAGGTCGTGTAGTTGACTTTATCAGTCATAAGGTCGTAGTGCTTGAGGATCGAGAGGATCGTGCGAACACGATTCGGCTCGCCCTTCTTAAGAATATTAAGGAGTCCTGAGGTTCTTGGTAGGTTTCTCCTATTTTTCCTACGGATTAAAGGAACATCAACGTCCGTTTTCGAGTTGAGAAAGGCTGCCACATGGGCTGTATAAATACCCTTCGCAACGCTAAGGAACTTCGTTCTACCCCAACGCGCCTCTCACAAGCGGCAGCGGTATAAATAAGGTAGGGCGGCGCTCCACACCTCAAGGTATGGTACTTCATATAATTTAACTGTTGCGTGCACGAATCATGGTGCTGGGATGGTGCTCGCGAGTTTAAAGCGATCCCGAAGGGAGGCTAGATAGCCCTCCTTCGTAACCACCTTCAAATCGGAGAACTTCTCCCATTCACTTTTTACAAAATGCTTTGGAGGTTTAATCCCCTTGGTATTTTTTGTGGATCTGAAGTTACTTTTGATTCGACCATCAGCCGGAAGGCTGGTGTTAGAGGCCCCTTTACCCTTGGGGTTCAATCGTTGATTTTCAAGACGAGTCTTTACTGTCATGGATTTATCTCTCAATGTTTCTCTTGCGAGTCGTATTGCTACGATCCCCACCACCGTAAAACAAGTGGTTATCCACGCGCTCCGAA